CAGTCCACTCTTCGTCTAACTCGTGTATAAACTGGTGGAGACCTGGATGCATAACCTCTTCATCTTCGTAACCCAAAGTTATAGGCTCGTTTTGGTCAAGAAGAAAGGATGGTGGTTTCACTTTGTCACGTAATTGCTTCATAGTATCACACAACTCGATGTAGTCCCCCTCCGGGATATTGGCTGAGTTCTTGTCAATAAGCTCGATAAGTTTGTGGAAGAGATCCATGTTTCATTACAATTATATATGTTCAAGGCTACTTAGGTTCTTAGAACTCTTTCTGAAGAAGAACCTCTCAACACTTTCATATTCTTCAAAGAGGTATGTGATATCATCATCCCTATACATCGCACCACGGATATCTGCACTCAACTTTCTTATTTTGGTGTGCACTATATCATCATAGTTATGTGTCGCTATGAAGGACAGTAGTCTTTTGCACTTCGTAAAGAGGATATTGAGATTTTCACGTCTCGGACTAATTATAGGATTCAATATCTCAATGTACCTCTTCTCACCACAATCATTCACAGCTTCAATTATTGAAACAGGTTTCGGGGTAAAGAAATCGGTAATCGATTGTATAATATTTTGCATTTTTGGGGGGTGGGGGGTGGTTCAATGGGTACAGTGCAGTGTACAACTTCTTCCCAAATAATACGCTGAACGTCGTTGCAAAGGGGACCAGTAGCCTGACAGAATGCAATTCGGAGTTCGTCCGTCACCAATGGGAAAAGGTATTCTTTCATTCTTCTTGAATTTCACCTTGTCCTGTACGACTTAGGTTTCGTTCAAGTCTTAATTGCTCAAGCTGAACATCCAAAATGATACGAGTTGGGGCATCCCATAGAACCATCCTGAACCATTTATAGGTTGATTGTAAATAGTATGGACCCATAGAGAGCATGGTATTATAGAGAGCCGTGAGGAGCATCTTTATAGTACTAAGGTTTCTTCTTTTTATATGTATTCATCAATTTAATAAAATCAATGATTCCATAGATGGCTATACCCCCAGTGAATAGGATAGTATTCCTCGCGATTGCTGGAATCATATTATAATATTTTATAGTAGTAGAATGTCTTTAGACGATACACCTAAAAAGGTTCAGTATGTTGTTTTGGATTCAGATTTTGTAAATGGAACGAATAACACATTTTCCCTTGATCTCACTCTAAAGTCAAACACACACGTAGAAGATATGAGTCGGGTCATAGGTATTAAGATGGTTGATTTCTACGTGACCCAGATTGGTGAGAATGATTCAAATCTCAATACGAACATAGCAAAGTATATAGATGTCGTATGCCCAGATATACCCAAAGTAGCTCAAATGTTAGACGAACGTAACGGACAACTCTTAGCGAGAGTACCACTGGAAAGACACTTTGTAGGTGCGAGTGGAATCGTCATAAGAGATAAACAATGGAAGAGTTTCAACCCACCAACTCGGTATTTCAATCCTATCTCAATCAAACGATTAAATTTCAAATTATACGAACAACAGGATGATGGTGATTATTTAACACTTCAACCAGATGCTCGATGGTTCATGGTTCTCGAAATCACAACAGTAAATATAAAAGAAAAACCCGCTAATAAAGAAGCACAGATTTTGGTATTGTTAGAAAAGTTACTTCAAAAACTGGACAACCTCAATCAAAATGTTCAGAAACTACCAGATAAACCCCCGGATGAAAACCCTAAAAAGTATTCATTTGGGGTACTTATTGCTCTACTGGCAACGTTATTCGGTGGCTTCATGTGGTGGATCAATAGAGGTTCTTAGTACCCCATGGAAACACCCGCTATAGTCGAGACACCCCCACCAGTATCTCCGGATACATACTCCACGAAGATACGGTATTGTCCCGTACCGGTTAAGTTTGCTGATGGTGTCAGAGTAATCGTCGTTGCAGTAGTGGTCACAGCACTACTCCAAGGATTTGACGTCACATCACCAAAAATGGAGAGGGCGCCTTTAGCGATGTTTAATGTACTCGCTGTCGCCCCACCCAACCGTCCACCGGAGACGTCAATCGTGAGCGCACTCATTTCAATATCAGATTCGATGAGATGTGCCGTTATTTTAGCGGAAAACGCATGGTTTGTAAACACTAGCACGATACCCGGTTTAGTTCCAGCAGTGATGGAAGCCTTATAAGAGTAGGTCTTCTTTGTGACCCCAGTACCACCCGTGTTCGTGATGAGACCCCCAGAGATCGTGATAGTCGAGAAAGTGGCTGTGTTTGACCCTGAAATTGGTCCGAAGTGAGTCCCCGAGAATGTCGTCGCCGTCACTGTCCCATTGACATCGAGAGCTGTTCCAGGGTTGGTCTTACCAATACCGACTCGACCGTTAGTGTCAAAGTGTACGTTCGTCTCTTCCACCATTTCACCGGTACTGGTATACGCGAGTGCGCTCGCCGTGATATTCCCACCACGCACGGGTTGTATGACACACGAACCAGTGGTGGTATTGTTCACCTCTATCCCAGTGGCGTTAATGACTATGGAATTGGCAGCTTGGCTGGTCAGACCCGCATTGTGCCCAACAGCGACGGCGTTGGCTCCTTGGGTGGTCAGACCAGCCTTATACCCAACGGCGACTGCAGCTTCTCCTTGTGTCGTTTTACCTGCCTGTGGTCCAACAGCGACGGCGTTGACTCCTTGGGTGATCAGACCCGCCTCAACTCCTATTTTCACCCGTGTCGCCACCAAATCTGGTATATTAGTGCGCGTCAAGTTTGTGAGTCCCGACCCATCACCCGCGAACTTGATCGATTGTAGGGTACCCGTACTCCCTGTATAGAGCAACTGATCATCTGAAAATAAGCCACGATTACCAGTGGTACTCTCATTGGGTCCAAAAACAACTCGCCTAGTAGCTGATAGGAGAGTCTGTACAGTCACGTTCACATTCGATGCATTCGCTGCGTTCGTCGCGTTCGTCGCGATCCCGGTGAGTGGTCCTGAGAAGCTGGTCGCCGTCACAGTTCCATTTACATCGAGAGCTGTTGCGGGTGAGGCGGTCAAGATACCGACATTACCAGTTGTATAAGATATGGTAGTACCAGATGTAATCCAGATATCGGAACCACCGATAACAGCGGAAGATGGAATATTTGTAAGACCCGAACCATCTCCCGAAACACTTGTCGTCGTTAAAACTCCTACATTCGCCGTTCCGTGTACGTCGAGTTTATATCCAGGTGTGTCCGTCCCAATCCCAACATTAGATGTTAGGGTGTCCACGAACAGGTTGGCGATACCGACTTCGAGATTCGAGGATGCGTACACATTCCCTTCGACGTGGAGGGTCGCCTGTGGTGTTCTCGTCCCAATCCCAACCTTAGATGTTTTGGTGTCCACGAATAGGTTGGCGAGACCAACTTCGAGGTTCGAGGTTACGTACACGTTCCCTTCGACATGGAGATTCGCATCCACTGGGTTCGCACCGATGCCAACTCTACCTAAACTGTAATTAATATCTGAGATACTCAAATTAGTCCACTGGGATTGATATTGGAGACCAGTAGCACCCCTGATTTCTCCGACAAAATCCAAAAACCCACTTTCTGAAATTATTTCTTCAGCTTTAATGGTTTTCTTTCCCATATATTTTTAACGAAGATTTTAATGAAGTTAAATTCTACATACACGATGGGATATAACAACCGATGTGTATGTGAAATGGAGTGGGGTAACAACTTTATACGATCTATACCGAAACAACCTTTTTCTTAGGGACCATTTTCTTGGTAGATGTGGGGGTAGGCTCAACCTCTTTCGTAGGGACCATTTTCTTGGTAGAGGTGGGGGTAGGCTCCTCCTCTTTCGTTACACATTTACATTCACATGCGGGACCGGCGACCCCCTGGACACCACGGGGACCGGTAGGACCGGCGGGACCGTTAGAACCGGTAGGAACTGAGCCACCGACAGTTCCACAATTATCGACGATCTTCAATAGCAGGTCGAAGAGGCGACCCTTGTCGACGCGAACGCGCATCATCTCCTGTTCAATTTCTTTGCGTAGTGTTTCCATTGTATTATATATAAAAGAAAGATTATCTTTAAATCAAATGATCATCATAGGTCCTCATGCCAAAACAGGTATCGCACAACATGCGATGAAATATGTAAACCTGTTTCTACCTGATTCACAATATCATATACTCGGTACCCCACTTCCTGAGTGTGAACATGGATTGATTTTTGTGATTCCAACACCCGACCAGATTGAATATATCAAGTATGCGAAAACTCGTGTGAAGAATTTGTCCTGTATGACCGTGTGTGAAACTGAAACCGTTCACGAAGATTATGGTCTCATCATGAAAGAGTTTAGGAAGGTTGCCGTTCCCAGTGAATTCTGTAAAAAGGTTCTCTCTCGACAGTTCCCCGATAACGAGTTCTACGTCATTCACGCCCATATCCCACAACCAAATGAAAAGCCGTATACATTTTATCATATCGGGAACATCATGGATCCCCGTAAGAAGTTCAGGGACATTCTACAGGCTTTTGTGCGTATGAATGAACCGAACACCCGCCTGGTCGTCAAAGCTACGAGTAACCAAGAGGTAAAGATACCATTCCCAAGGGTTGAAGTGATTAATACTATGTTATCAAATGATGAGATGGATGATATCCATAATAGATGTGACTGCTACGTGAGCTTTTCACACTCCGAGGGTGTTGGTATGGGTGCGGTTGAGGCGGCGATGCGGGATAAACCCCTGATCATCACGAACTATGGTGGTGCACCAGAATATATCAAAACACCGTATACGATTGACTGTGAACTTCAAGAGTTGGAGAATGATGATTTTCTCTTCAAAAAGGGTATGAAATGGGGTAACCCAAATTTCGACCAACTCTTAGAGTTCATGAGGCATGCTTATAAAAACCGTGTTCGTCACATGGATCATGAACACACGAAACAATTAGTGGGTAGAAAGAATGTTCTAAAAGAATTCATCTTGAATGTAATTGGTAGCGAAAACAATGAGACCAACGATAATGGTTCCACTCATCACTGAGTCTCGCTGAGCAATTAGGGTCATCACGATATCATCAATGAATCCAATACCACTTGGTTTGGTAACGACTCGGGGTACGATTGTGCTTATAGCTATATATAAAGCCATCGCTATTATTACGGGTCTAAGACTCTCTTGATCTAACATCGTTTTACATTACTCATCTATTTTAATTTTGCTAATGTCTACTTTATTACCGAGTATCCCACTCTTATCCACTCTATGCTTCTTACAAAACTCCCCGCACACAGCCTTGAACGAACACCGCTTACCAGACATCGTCGTAGCTAAACAAATATTACTGTGTTTTCGTTTTTCATTTACGAGAGTGGGTGCTTTATCAATTAAGATAATTTGTCGCTCATTCTTCTTCTGTTCAACCTGCTTATATTTCATTTTCATCTTCCATGTCGCATCAGCCAGATTATAGCATTTATCATTTGCCTCGCTGACTCGGTACATCTTAGTCGCGTCAGCGAGGCAACGTTCCCATGTAGCATCACGGATGATTTCCATTTCGTATGTTAGTTATTTTTTTACATTATGTACTTTCACTTAGGCTTCTCCCCCGATTTCAGCCAAATACATATCAACTTGCCCAGAGAAGCCCGAGAATTTCTCAGCAGTTTTTTTAGTGACCATGTCTTGTACATTCGTCACGTGTTCAGTAAACTTCTTCACATCTATACCCGTAGCATTATGAATCTGTGAATCGGATGAGATATCTTTCGCTGCATAGAGATACGCGACCGCATAATTCGCGTGAAGTATGGCTATGACTGGCGACTTATCCTGTTGGGCAGCTATCGCGTACCGTGCCGATTGCCGAACCAATTTTTGTAACGACTGTTTCATACCACGCGACCCATTTTGCATCATCAAGACGAGAATGAATATGACGATGATGAAGTACGCGTACATGTCTTCTTAACATATATCGAGAAAATTATCGATTCACTTTATTCGAAGGTTTTTCCTTCAAAATAACGAAATCAATATCCTGGCGGCGGATACCAGAGTTCTGGTCCACTGGGTTCTTGAAAAGGAATTTGTTATCATGGGCTCTGTACGCCTCTCCCATGTTCATGTTAGCGAGACGCCTGAAACGGTTCGGTGTGATATATTGATTGACGTTACCAACCTTATACTGAATGACTTTCTCGCCGTTGTTGAATTTATTTGAATTTGATGTATTTCTGCTTGGCATGTTGCTGACAGATTTCTCACGCCATGGGATGCGTACTACATTGTTGTTACTTTTCTTGGAATTCACAACCTCTGGAATGTTGGAGTTGGACATTTATTATTGGTAAACATTAAAATTGTAACCTAAGTTAGTTTTGATTTATGAATGTATTACAATATGTTTGAAGCATTCGACAAAGAGGACATGAAACGGTGTCTGGACGACTGGTATTCCCGAGGAGGAAACATCCGTATAGAGGGTGATACATTGAGAAACGGATATGCCTATAGACGAATGCCCACGAAACCGTGGGCCACGAAGGAATGGGTCGACCAAAGAGACCACAAGTTATATGCTCTCATGAAAGACCACTTTAGCCCGGAATTCTGGCAAAAGACGCGGGCTTGTGGTTACCTATTACCGGATTCACCAAAGGATAACTTTCTCCGTGAGTACGACGAACTTCGTCGCGGTAAAAAGTTTAGAGAGAATTGCCAGAAAGTGATAGAATGCCTAAGTTAGAGTTTTGATTTGTAATAAAACTAAGAAGTCATGGAAAGTGTCCAAAAACTCACCCATATCGAACACGTTCTCAAGAGACCTGACTCCTATGTCGGTCCAGTTGAGTTGGGTACAGAACCTTACTGGGTCCTCAGTGGTGAACAGTTCTCCAAGAAGAACTTGAAGTATTCCCCAGCCCTCTTGAAAATCTTTGATGAAATCCTGGTCAACGCCATCGACCGAAACTCTATGCACCCCAAGCATGTCAGTTCCATCTCCGTCGCCATCGATAAGGAATCAGGTTCCGTGACCATCGAGAATAATGGTCCTCTCGGTGGTATCTCGGTAAAAATGCACGAGAAGGAGGGTCTATGGAATCCTGAACTCGTCTTTGGACACCTCCTCACGAGTACCAATTATGATGATACCCAAAAGCGTATCGTCGGTGGTCGCAACGGCTATGGTGCCAAGTTGGCGAACATCTACTCCACAGACTTTTCTGTGGTCATCAAGGACCATGAGACAAAGCAAACCTATACCCAACAATGGTCTAAGAACATGACTGTCTGTGACCCCCCAAAAATCAAAAAACATTCGGGTGCGACTTCGTCGGTTGCAATCACGTTCATACCAGACTGGAAACGCTTTGGGATGTCCAAGATGGACGATACCATTTATAGCATCTTCCAAAAGCGGGTTTGGGATGCGAATATCTGTACCACCCAAAACTGTAAAGTGAAGTTCAATGATGACGTGCTCACCAAACAAACCTTCGAAGCATATGCTAAAATGCATGAAGGTGTGAATGAGGTGTACTCTTTCGTGGGAGACCGATGGTCTGTGTGTATCGGACCCGCTGAAAATGGTATGGAACAGGTTTCATTCGTGAATGGACTCTGTACCAATAAGGGTGGAACCCATGTCGATCATGCCGCAAACCTTATCGCAAACGGTATCATCGATGAAATGGCAAAGAAGATTAAGTTGAAACCTCAACAAGTCAAGAATACTTTTACTATCTTTGTTAAGGCAACCCTCGAGAATCCAACATTCTCCAGTCAGGTGAAGTCTGAGTGTACCTCAAAGTCTCAAAGTTTTGGGAGTAAGTTTGAAGCACCTAAAAGTTTTATCAAGAACGCACTCAAGACTGGAATCGCTGATGAACTCTTGGCACTCTCCAAGTTTAAGGAGATGAAGGAACTCCAGAAGTCTGATGGTGCCCGCAAGTCTACTATCACAGGTATCCCAAAGTTGGATGATGCGAATAAGGCGGGAACCAAACATTCGAAAGAGTGTACCCTCATTGTAACCGAGGGTGACTCTGCAAAGACCTTGGCGGTCGCCGGTCTCTCAGTGGTTGGTAGGGACCACTATGGTGTGTTCCCACTCCGTGGTAAGTGTAAGAATGTGAGGGATGTCTCCGTGTCGCAACTCACATCGAACCAGGAGTTCAATGACCTCAAGAAGATTTTGGGTCTCCAACAGGGTAAGGACTATAAGGATCTCTCAGAGCTTCGCTATGGACGCTTAATGATCATGACCGATGCTGATAACGATGGGTCTCATATCAAGGGTCTCATCCTAAACATGATTCACTATTTCTGGCCGAGCCTCCTCAAGCTCAACTTTGTGGTGAGTATGGTGACACCCATTATCAAGGCGACAAAGGGTTCTACTACCAAGTCTTTCTACACAGACTCGGCGTTTAGGACCTGGTATGGTGATGGTAAGGCTGGGTGGAAAGTCAAGTACTATAAGGGTTTGGGTACTTCTACATCAGCAGAGGCGAGGGAGTATTTCAAGCAGATTCAGGATCTCACTGTTCGATTTGATATGGATAAGATGACAGATGCCTCGATCATTCTCGCATTCGATAAGAAGAAGGCGGATGCTCGAAAAGTATGGCTTCTCGAGAATACGGCAAAGGATGCCGACCAACTCGAGGTACCCTATGGAAGTGTGAAACAGTTGGACATCACCGATTTTATCCACAAAGACTTGGTCAATTTCAGTCTCGCAGATCTCAAGCGTTCCATCGCACACATGGCTGATGGTCTCAAGCCATCGCAACGCAAGGTCATGTACGCATGCTTCAAGAAGAATCTCAAGGATGAGATGAAGGTTGCCCAATTGGCTGCATTCGTGGCTGAAAAGAGTGCTTATCATCATGGTGAAGTTTCTTTGGCGGATACGATCGTAAAGTTGGCGAACGATTACGTGGGGTCTAACAATATCAATCTTTTGGAACCCTGTGGTCAATTTGGTACGAGACTTATGGGTGGTAAGGATGCGTCTCAAACGAGGTACATCTTCACGAAGCTTACCAAGGATGCGAGGAAACTCTTCGATCCCAGGGATGATGCAATTCTCAACTACCTGGATGATGATGGTCGCTCCATCGAACCTGACTTTTACATGCCAACACTCCCTATGGTCTTGGTGAACGGAACGGAAGGTATTGGTACAGGATTCAGTTGCTACGTACCCCCTTTCAACCCCGATGATATCAAAGCGAATATCAAACGGATCTTGGGTGGTGATGAAATTGTGCCTATGCGACCCTGGTTCAGAGGGTTCAAGGGTGTGGTGCACAAGGAGGAAGACACGTGGATGATGGAAGGTGTATGGAATTGGTCCGGAACCAATATCGTGGTCACCGAATTACCACCTGGACGATGGACCCAAGACTATAAGGAGTACCTCGATACACTCGTGGAAAAGAAGATGATTGGGGGGTACACCAATAACTCTACCACAGATGATGTTCACTTTGAAATCATGGACTATGCGGGTAAAGATCTCCTCAAAGATCTCAAGATGAGGAAAACCTTCCGTGTCTCAAACATGCATCTCTTTCACCCGACGAAGGGTATTCACAAATATACGAGCCCTGAAGAGATTCTAACAGACTTTGTGGAACTCCGTATAGAGCATTACAAAAGGAGGAAGGCGTACCTCATCGATATGCTTCAGAAGAGGACTGAGATGTGTAGTCATAAATCAAAGTTTGTTTCTATGGTCATTGAGGGTAAACTCGTGGTGTTCAAGAGGAAGAAGCAGGACCTCGAAAAGGAAATGTCCTCGACATTTCCACTGATTGATGGATCGTTGGACTATCTTCTCAACATCAGAACTGTTGAGTATACAGACGAGCGCGTCAATGCACTTATGGATGAGGCGAAGCAGGCGGAAGAGGACCTAGAAAAGATGCTAAAAACGAGCCATATTACGATGTGGAAAACAGATATTAAAAATATGTAAACAATAGTAAGTATGGGTGAAGCCGCTAAGATTTCCCTAAAGGCTATTGGAAAGCAAGATACACATTTGCTTTCCAAAGACCCTAAACATTCCTTATTTAAATATGAAAATAAAAGACATTCCGAATTTAGAAAGTATCATAACGTACACACCGTAACACAAGGTATCGCAGCGACATGGCCATTTGGGGAAACGATCCGGGTCGAACTGAAACCCCAATTCATGGGGGATCTCTTAAATAACTTGTGGATCCAAATGACATTACCGAAGTGGGGGTATGATGATATCATATTTAACGAAACCTTACAGAAAATGTTGTTTAGTGGTCAAACTTTAGTACAGTATGGGGCGTTACAAACTCCTAGTTTCAGTACATTTAGGGAATGGTGGCTCGCAGGCGCCCCGAATGCGGCTGGGATTGTCCTCCCCGCCTTTCAGTTCCCAGATTTCAAATACTTTCTGTCATTTGAAAATCAGTTCAATAACTTAATTTTCACGTTTCTTCCCGCGGAATTGTTTACTATCAACGCGGATTTTAATGCGGCTGTATTGGTTTCATTATTGCGTATTCTAAGCAGTGATCCGACTGTAACCCCAGGTGTAGCACTTCTTACTACATTAGGGATTAATCAAGCAACCACCGCAATTCCAATTGGTATTATTAATGTACTCAAGGGAATTTCAGTAGATCTTTTGGATACGTTGGTATTGTCCACTCTCAGTCTCGGTACACCCATACTCACGGCACTGATACAAATTCTAAATAGGGATGAGGCTGTGACCCCTGGTCCGGAACTTATTACTGCATTAACAATTGATGAGGTAACCACCACGATTCCAAATGGTATTATGAATATACTCAGAGGGATTAGAGTAAATATTCCAACTGATGTGGTGTTATCCACTCTCAGTCTCACTGAACCCGTATTCACAGCGTTGCTTGGTATTCTAAATGGAACTTGGGCTGGTAACAGTCCGGGTGCTGGTCTTATCGTGGATTTGGGGATTAATCTGGAAACCACTACAATCCCAATCTATATTATTAATATACTCAATGGAACTTCACTGATAACCGTGGGAACTGTGGTAAGACCCAGAGAAGTTGGAGCAGATATTACAGATGCGTTGATATTGTCCCAACTCACCACAAATGTATTCGCAGTACTCCCAGAAACCATAAAGAGTATTATCTTAAGGGATATACCACTACCTTCATTTACACTACCTGAGGTTGCGTATTGGGCGTGGGATATGCAATTACTCGGTCGGAAACTAATCAAAAATATCAAATTTAAAGTCGATACACAGATACTCGAAGAAATAACAGCGGATTGGTGTATCATTCACGATAATATGTACACGACCGCTTCGCAAAAAATGAGCGCGAACACACTCTACAACAGAAACATAACTGGAGGAGAAACGAGTCAACCGTCCGCCCAAAACATCGCACAGAGTAATGATGTGTTTATTCATATACCGTTCTTCTTCTCACACAATTACGGTGGTGACGCCTATTCGGAAAACGTTCAAAATAAATCAGCGTTTCCACTATGTGCCATTCATAAACAGAAAATCACACTCGAAATTGAGTTTTTCAAGCAACCCTTCTTCACTCTGTATAACCAGCGTGCATCCGACAATTTAAGTACCCGAGGTCTCCCGCAGACACCTCCAGCGAAAAAGTTACAAAATTTTAAAGTCATCACGGAGGAAATCACACTTTCCCCCGAAGAACGTTTATATTTTACCCGACCTAAGAACGAGATTACATACGATTTCGTGATTAAACATTCAAGTATCCCCCTTGAACCAGAAAAGCGAGAATTTATCGTACAATTGGAACCGAGTATTCCCGTCAAATGTTTCCATTGGTTTTTTAGATATGGGGGATACGAAAACGAGGATGAGTACAGGAGTTTACCCGTGGACGATGCAGCTTACGTCAATGAATGGTACTATTCGACGACCGCGAACCGTTACAACTTTACCCGTGGGCAGATCAAAGACAAGTCTGAACCACATCTCTTAAAAAGTGCTTTTTTTACATTGAACGGTGAACGCATTCCAAACGTATCGAATAACGACAGAGAATATTTTTTCAGTTACGTCCCCTCGCGAGCTAAACTGGCGCGATCAGCGACCGATATTGCGAATAGCTATTTATTCGAACCACCCGTACCCAATTATTTGCTTAATTATATTTACTCATACAATTTCGCACTGTTCCCCAAAAGTACATCACTTTCAGGCTTTCTCGACTTTTCTACGCTACAATCAGACAAGACCAAATTATATTTAGAATTGGTGGATAATACTGATCTCAAATACGGCAACGGGAAGAGTATCCCGAATCCAGAATATAAATTTCATATGTACTACACGGGTTATAAAACACTCATCTTCGATAATGGATCTTTGTTACAAACTTAAAAATAAAAAGTATAGTTAAGTAGAGATGGCAGGAAAACTGACATTAGGTACTAATGGGATACAGGATATGTATATAATAGGGAACCCGACCTATTCACATTTCTCGGGTATTTTTAAGAGACACACGAAATTCGCTTTCGATGTGAGAGAACACCCATTACTCGACGCAAAATTCGATCAGGATACGATATGTATCATACCAGTCGATATGGGGGATCTTCTCACGAACCTGACACTTCGGTATAAATTCTTCTTCAAGGCGTCTGTATCAAATACGTACCCATTAGGTGGTGTCGCACCCACGGCGGCAAATCCAACTGGTAATTATGACGATCCATTCACACCTACTGTCGGTATCCACGCCATAGAGTACGCCGATCTCATTATAGGGGGGGTGCACATCGAACGACTCACGGGTGACTGGATTTATCTGTACCATAAATACCATGCGACCGATTATAATTTTAAGGATACCATCGTCCCTCTAACAACCGCAAAAGAGGATCCCTATGGTGCAAGTGATGATAACGTATGGACCTTGCGACAGATGTACATCGATTTACCGTTTTATTTCTATAATAATTTTCCAGCTTCTGTCTTGCTATGTAAACTCACGAAACAGAGTTGTTATGTCAGGATCAAGTTCAAGAAATTAGATGAACTCGTCCGACCGTACTTGAATCCATTCGTGACGGAGGCGAGAATAGAGACGGCATCCTTGTTAGCGACGTACGCATACCTTGCCGAAGATGAATTGAATTATTTAAAAAGTACACCGATAAACCAGTTGATCACACAGATACAATTGAAAAGACATGATATACCGAGGACGAAGGATGAAGATGAGATCACCTTACGTTTCCATCACCCAATCAAAACAATTTATTTTATCGCGACGAAGAAATCGAGACGGTTTGCGTATCATGGTAATGAAACATTAATTCAGTACATGCTCAATACAAAATTTAAAGAATTGGAGATGATCCTAAACAATACACCCCTATTCAATGAACCCTTTTCAAAACTGGTCCATGAGAATTCCCTAACAAACTCAATTTCTGGTGTAGATGTGGATGTGTCATTTGACGGTTTAAGTATAGTCGATGGGAGTGTCGTGTACAGTAACGTAAATGATACACCCTCCTATGTTAGTTTTCAACTGGAAACACGTGACCAGATCGCGAGTTACTCCTTCGCACTTCACCCTTTGGATAACATCCCATCGGGGCATTTGAATTTCAGCCGTATAATCGATCAAAAATGTCGAATCAAATTGGACTACTCGGACCCATTCTCAGCAGAAGCGGGTGTATCAGAGGATCCAGAAAGTAACGTGACGGAAGTTCAGGTTTACGCGAAGAGTTACAACATACTCCACTATTCGAGTGGATTATGTGGCTTAAAATATTAATGATACATAGTATATATGGCGGGTCGAGTTCTAATCGCGGCGACAGGGGAATTAGAGAACTCTTTAAGCGTCAACCCGTCATTCTCATTTTTTACTAAAAAATATAGTAAGCACACAAACTACGCGACTGAAAATTATAAAATAACCTTTCCAGAAAAGGTATACACAGACGATTTTCTGGAGGTACCGATCCCCCAGAAGTATGGTGATATTTTACGGGGGGTTGTACTATCCTTTGTCGCCGATCCCACTAATGTCGCGAGTATAGGATCAAATCTTTATCCCGTCGATGTTTTTGGAATTTCTGTGATCGACTACGTAGAGTTATATGTCGGTGAACATAAAATCGATACGGTCACGGGAGACGATATATTCATAGACCGTGAATTAAACGTACCCGAATCATATAGATCGAGTGTGAACGCATTACATGGAAATCCATTTCAGGGAAGTGCGGAACCCGAGTTCGTACAAGAATTTTTAGATGGACAGTATAACACACGGGGGATCGACCCATTCACGACTGATGAATATAGGATTCACATCCCCTTTTATTTTCACCGACACCCGGGAAGTGGGTTTCCTTTATGTTCCATATACGATCAGGAAATGACCATTCGCATAAAATTGCGACCATCTATCGATGTCTTGTTTACGACACAGAACAAATTGGGTGATGCTACGCTATGGGACCCCGAAGCAAACAATCGGGTGCTCCAACAACTCGAATTGAGTAATTTCACAGTCAATTTGGACCTTGTTCATTTAGATAAACCAGAACGATGTAGGTTACAGAGTGTACCTCTTAATATTTTATTCGAACAACACCAAAGGAATGTATTTCTAATTGAAGCACGATCTAAAACAGGTACCTTTCAGTTGAATTTCTCCAATTGTGTCAAAGAACTCTTTTTCGTCGCTAAAAAGTTCGGTCACTGGACACAAGATCAAATAGCAATTTTGAATCGGATACACGATCTCGATAAATTGACATCCTCTCAAGTCGGTGTTATCACTGAACTTCGACAGTCTCTTTACAGTATTTCAATTTGGGATGAAATTATACGCATTGCTATGAGTAAATTAACTGGTGTGGTGGATTCGGATACACGGAAAAATATAGTAGATGTGTTACGTCAAACTATTTTATGGGGACCGGAACAACTCACCCTTTTAACAGGTCTGGAGGACGGTACAGTTGATTTACAAACCACAACAACTGCACTCATTCAGTATGTTTATACCATACCCAATCTAATTGCATCTACACAAACCATTGTGGATACATTGTTAGGCACGCTTCCATCTATAACGGATACGTTTGAGCGTAGTAACATCATAGCTACTCTCCTCGCCATTCAAAATGTATGGGGACCAGATCAGATTATAATTTTAAATAATCTGATAGTCCCTAACGGATATAATGAGTCTTTACTCATATTTCAACTCCGTACGTTCGTGTCTCAGGTTAGTTATTTTTTAGTTGGTCTGTCATCACTCATCCCCGGTTCATCGGAACAGCTCAACGTGGTCAACGGACTCGAAGGATATCTTAATGATCTCACACTCCAATCGGATATCTTAAAATTGGGAATGATCGCTGTACTGAACACATTGTCCGGAAAAACAGACGCTCAACGTGGTACGATCGTAGACGGACTAATCCGAATTGGGGCAGAGGCAACTATTTGGGGTAGTACTCAACTTACTCTTTTAGAAACGCTACGAAACGCCTTTAATGATGCAAATATACCCACTCTCGTGAGCTATCTTAATGGTCTCTCCGGTGATATCGACCAAAGAGTTAGGATTATTGGAATTATCACTCTTTTGGGGGAGTTTCCAGGTACCACTGAGGAGGCACGATTAGAACGCGTCACGGCGTTACGCCAGTTTCGTGTATGGCGAGATGAACCCATAAAACTTGTGAATAGTTTAACTTCTCTCACACCCGGAAGTGAAGGTCGTACAGCCGTTATAAATAGTCTAATTGAATATTCAAATGTGCTGATCGATGAGGTACCGACACTTCAATTCACACTCAATAATCTGAAAAGTGGTGTGAACGGAATACTCGATACTATAGCCACTCTTACAACAACGGCTGAACGTGACCCTCTCATAGTTGAACTTGTCGCGTTAGGTGTTTGGGGAAGCGACCAATTAACCACCTTGAACGCATTACGTATTCCATCCGCGAATGACACTACGTACATAACCCAATTAAAAGCGACATCTACACAAATACCCATCACACAGTCCATTCAAAATGATATTATACAGAAATTACTCACAAGAAATTATTGGGGTGATCAATTATTTACTTTAAATAATTTACGCTTAGTTGTACCTGGATTCATAGGACAGACTGCTCTTGTCGCCGCACTGAATACGTATATCGCTGGTCTCCCAGATAGTTTGAATCTCGTGACTTCCCTGAATGCGGTAGTGGCTGCGACTACACAGGTAGTTCGTGACCCGATTATAGATGGTCTCATCGCATTAGGTGTTTGGAGTTCGTCTCAAATAGTTACATTGAATGCGTTACGTGTTCCAGGTTTTAATGATATATCCACGTTAATTCCAGAGGGAAACACACGAATTAGTATTTTAAAAATTGGTTTCGGTGCAACACTCGACAGTCTACTACCCCTTGGTGCTGTAGCTCGCGAACCAATTATAGATAGTCTCATTACATTGGGTACAGGTATCTGGGGAGCAACCGAACTCACAACACTGGACCTATTAAAAACCCCTTCGGGGAATGATCAGACATATATAGATGCATTAAAGGCGTTTCTTGCTCCTATAGTCACACCCAAATCAATTATGTTAAATAGTGGTGTAGCGACCACCGTTAGAGGGTTTAATTTCTCTAACACTTATTTAACTAGTAATGTTATCACCCCACTTAGTGCGAACCCTTTACCGTCTATAGTAGTAAACCGTAATGAATTTGTATCTAATCTCGTCGCAGAAACAGGTCTTTGGGGATCGAGTCAGCTCACTCTATTGGAAGAATTGCGCTCAGACACACCAACGGGTTACATCGACCGACTCATAGAGTACGTAAAAGGTGTATTATCAACCCTAGCAGTAGGGTATGTTGATAAAACCGCAATCACATTGGGAGCTATCGATACAACACTTAATACGAACCCTTTACCATCTATCATAATAAACCGCAACGATTTTGTATCTAATATCCAAGCGATAACCGGTGTTTGGGGAACCGAACAAAACACCCTTTTAACCAATTTGCTTACATCCACAGCGCCAACGACTCTCACAGAACAACTCACTGAGTACGTAAACGGAATATTGTACCAGTTACTTACACCCACTACTAAAATTGAAAGTGAACTAAATACTATCGTCACTACACTCGAGACGGACCCATTACCGGATGTGGGACCGGACCGAACTACATTTATAGATGGTCTTGTCGCAGAAACGAATGTCTGGGGGGCTAGCCAACTCACCCTTTTAAATGATTTACGTACGACCACACCAGCAAATCACATTAACCGACTCATTCAATATGTGAAAGGGATATTGTACGAGTTACTGACAGGCACCACTAAAACTGAAAGTGAACTAAATGATATAAACACCACACTCGCTACAGACCCGATACCGTCCATAGTAGTAAACCGTAATGAATTTGTGTCGAATCTCGAAGCGATAACGGGTGTTTGGGGGGCGAGTCAAGAAAGTTTATTAAACGACCTACGTACGACTACACCAGCAAATCACATAGACCGACTCATTCAATACGTGAAAGGGGTATTGTACGCCGTAGTGACACCCACAACTAAAATTGAAAGTGAACTAAATGCTATCAATGCCACACTCGCTACAGACCCCTTACCACCCATAGTAGTAAACCGTAATGAATTTGTGTCGAATCTTGAAGCGATAACAGATCTATGGGGGGCGAGTCAAGAAGGTTTATTAAATGATTTGCGTACGACTACACCAACGGGTCACATAGACCGACTCATCGAGTACGTAAACGGTGTATCATCAACCATAGTAGCAGGGTATGTTGATAGAACTGCAGTTGTGATACAAGGTATCGTCGACCTACTTGGGGACACTTTACCATCCATAATAATAAATCGTAATGATTTTGTATCTAATCTCGAAGCCATCCAAAATTTATGGGGTGCTGATCAGCTCACTCTATTGAACGACTTACGTACATCCGATACATCACCGACCCTGATTACATACGTGACTGCAATAAGGACCACTAGAATTGCTTTAAATGATGAATCCCTTGATACTACAAATCGAGGTGTCCTTATAAATACACTCCTCGAATTTCTGATGTGGGGATCCACACAGAGAACTCTCCTAGATGTTGAATTTCGTGTGGTAGGGTCTCAAAATCACGGTGCTATTGTTGACGGTATCGTGACGTACCTGGGTGGCTTGAGAACCTTAGCTACCACGTATTATAATCCTTCGACGGGATTAGGGTTATTAACAACCTTATTAAATACCGCTGATGGAGCCTTACATACTACTATTGTAGGTCTTTTACAATTAGCTGCAGATACCGTATGGGATGGATACTTTTTTCGTTTACTGGAGGAACTGAAAAATGCATCTATCGTGGCGGGG